GCTGTTGACCGGATCGTCCGTGCCGTAGATGTAGAACGAGCCGGGCGAGGCGTTCACGACGCCCGGAGCAACCGCAAGATGCGGCACGGCCGGGCTGTTGGTCTGGAAGTCCAACAAGGACGTGGCGCGACGGAAGACCTGGCCTTGGTAGAGCAGGTCAACGATTGCGGTCGGCTCGCCCCCGGTCGGGATGGTGCTGTCGGGCAGCACCGAGTTGGTGCTGATCCACGCGTTGTTCGAGGTATTCGTCTGCGTCCATACCGTCCCGGTCGGAATGACGATGCCGATGTCATATGAGCCGTTGCTCTTCGCGCACTTGATGAGCGGAAGCTCCACGCTCTGCACGCCCGTGATCGCCTGCACTTGGCTCACAAGCTCGGACTGGTACAGCGTCGTCGAAGAGTTGTCGAGCACCACGTTGATCGCGGTGCGGATGACCGGATCGACCGTCGCGGCGTTGGCGTTTGCGTCGAGCGTGACCGTCATGGTGATGTCAACGTCGTTGGCAATCTCCGCCTTGATAAGCACGTCCGCAGCGGCCGATTTCGTCTGCGCGATGGTGTTCGCGAGAAGCTCGACGAACGTCGGGTACTGCGTGGAGACCGTGAAGGTCTCGGTCACAAAATACGACACCGACACGGTGCCGCCGTCCGGGATGCGCCCCGTCAAGATACGTGCAAGCGTGGCGGAGCCGGAGACCGGATCGACCGTCAGCGTGAAGTCGATGTTCTCCTTCATCACGACGTTCGAAACGCCGTTGTAGTACACGACCTTGATGTAGCGGCTGGCGTAGGGAATCTGGTTGCCGACGAGACCGCTCGGGTCGAACGTGGCGGAGCCGACCACATCCAGCCCCCCGTCGTTGCCGAAGTTCCCGTTCCATCCGTCGAGAATAAGCGCCAGAGGATTGAAGCTGAACGGGGGCACGGCAGGAAGATTGCTGGTATTCGCTTGGCTTGAATTGAAGACTCCGGTGCTGTAGCTTTGCGGCAGCCAGGTGTTCTGCACGAAGCCGTCGTTGTCCAGTGTGGTGGGCAGCGTCCCGCTGAGCACCTGCGACTCGCCGGAGACAAAGGACAGCCGCTCGTAGAGAACGTATTCGTTGTAGGAAACGATGACCTGCTGCCCGGCTTGTATCGCGCTCCCGGTGACGACGCCCGAAGTCAGCGTCGGGCCGGTGTTCGCAAAGTGGAACGTGGCCGTGAACTGGGTCGGCGAAGCCGTGCCGATCACGACAGTTTGTCCGTTGAGGATCGAAGCGAATGTGGGATCGACAATTCCGCTAAGCTGCACAGTTGCACCCACGCCAAAGTCATTGGGCACGGTCACAGTCAGGACATTGTTCACGATCTGAAGCTGCGTCAGCGTCACGGATGACGTGAGCGGCTGGATGCCATACTCGCGGTACGGGCCGTAGGCGACGATGCTGTAGTCCGTGCCAAACTGGTAGAGAGTGGACAGGTCGAGGCTTCTCACGCTCAACACGTTCAGCGGAACCCCGTTCGGGCCGAGGGGCTGGTTCATGCCGATGTCGATGAGCGTCGGCGCGGTCAGCGGGCCGATAGTGACGGTGGACTGGGTCGGTGCGCTGGTCAACAAGACCTGCACGATGTCACCCGCGTCGTTCGACCCCCCGTACAGGAGGAAATCGGATGTGTGAATCAGGGTCACGTCGCTGCTGGGCAGGACGCCCGATTCGGTGGCCGACCCCGTGACGGAATAGACCTGAAGCACGGGCTGGAGCGCAGGGACATGCAAGAACGGCGACGCCAGCCTCATGAAGAGCGCAAAAGAATACGTGCCGGTTGAAGCGCCGGACAGCGCGGCAAGGGCAGCTTGGTTGGTCGCCGGAACGCCATTGAGCAGGAGGGGGACTTTCGCCTGCGTGACCGAGTTGCCGACATACTGGTAGGCGATGTCCCCGTTATTGAGGATAATCTGTCCCGTCGTGACGTTGAACTGGGCGCGGTCGAGGGACAGGTAGAAGCTGTTGGACGAGCGGCTTACGAAAAGTTCCACGCCGTCGTATGGCGGGAAAGCCAAGGTGTTGTAGTTCGCTATCTGGAACGTGTTGCTGCCGATATATGCCAGCGTTGAGTATGTGTTGGTGGTTCCGTACACGCCGTTGTTGGCGTATGAGAATGGGACGAATTCGTCCTGTTGCGAGAAGGTCGTACCCCTCGCGTAAATGTCAACCGCGCCGAATACGTGCTTTAGGCGGGTGGGGTCCCAGTCGCGCAGCATATAAAGGTCGCCCGCCGCGACAACTTGCGCGGAGATGACGCCGGGCGTGCTGAGGGCGGTGACGAGGTAACCGTTGGCGGAACTGCTGTCATTGCCCGTGAACTTACGAGCTTGGATGCGGGCGGCGAATGCGGAGTTCGATTCCTGGTCCTGACCAAACTGAGCGCCCACGAGGTTCGTGACGTTGATCCCGGAGGGGACGCCGCTCACCGTTTGCCTGATGGTACCTGCGCCGACATTGCCCACGGAGCCGGGCTGCGTGCATTGGGCTGGCACGCTGACGCCCCACCATCCCGCGTTCGAATTGAAGAACGAAGCGAGGTTGGCGATGTTGATGGTGCCCTGACCTTGCGTGGTGAACACTAGCGCCGACGTTGCGCTGTCGGGAACCGTGGACACTGTCGCGCCCTCCGGTATCGTGATACTGGACGTCGGCTGCTGGTACGTGTAGAAGGTCAGCACCACTGTCGCCTGCTCCGAGCCGAGGCGGGTCAGCCCCGCGCCCTCGCCGAGGAGGTCGAACTGCTCATTGATAAGGTTCTGCGTATTCTGCGGCGACAGACCGTAGGCGCGTGCGATCTGCTGCTTGTACGGGCTGGACTGGAACGGGTCTGACAGACCGTTACCGCTTGCATTGTCAACCTGCGAGATGGCCGAGATCGAAGTGGACACGCGTGCGAACCATTCTCGAACGGACATGTTCGCGGCTTCGATGGAAAACGGGTCGATGAAGATGTCGCGAATCTCGGAGCGCGGCGACAGGTCGAGGTTCGGAAGCTGCTTGTTGATCTGCGCGATGAGGCGTCCCGCGATGTCTTCCTTGCGTTGGAGCACCGGGAAGTCGGTCGGATTTGCAACCTGAAGGTTGACGTAACCACAAAGCAGCGGACCATTCTCGACAGACTCATACACAATGTTTGTAGTCGGGTCTTGGATAACCGTCGAAAACATCGCGTAAAACGTGGTTGCATTGATAGTGGAGAACGGGATGTCTACCGTGCTATAGTTCGTCAGCATCGAGGTGTTCGCCGTCGATGTCGTGCTGGTCGAGATGACGCTGGTGGCTATGCCATTGTCTCCGATGGAAGCGAACCCGATGTCGCTAGGGTTGCTGTAGTTCGCGTGTGTGAAAGCTGCCGTGAAGTAGAACGGACTGGCTGTCGCCACGACCAAGACCTGGCCGTTCAGGAAAGGCTCGGCAGTGCCGCTGATGACGACCTGTTGACCGATGGTATAGCTGTTTGTCGCTGTCACCGTGAGGATGTTACCCGAGACTTGAGTCGCGGTGATCGAGTTACCATAATTTTCGGCAGTAAACAGCGACGTAAACCCGGACGGGGTCGCTGCCAGGATTGTCAAGCTCTCGCCGTTCAGGAAAGTCGCGTTGACTAGGCTTTCGACATTCACCACCATGCCAGGAACGAAGCTATTCCGCGCTGTGATGGTAGCGAGGTTGTTTGCAAGCACAACATTCGAGATGATCGCAGTCGGCACGTTGACCGATGTGTTCGAGGACGACGTGATGACCGTCTCGGCAGAACTGGAGATCGCGGTCACGAGGTCTCCATACTGCGTGAACGGCGGGTTCACGCCAGCCGAGTCGGTGGAAATCTGCACCCTGACGCCGATGAAACCTGGATAGTCCGGGGTCACCCATTGCAGAGTGCAGTTACTTTGGTCTTTCAGCGCGGAGATGCCGGACGGCGGTGCGATGGCGACCGAGAGATTGCTCTGCGCGAACAGCAGAGAGAATCTGATCGTGGGGGTTACCGCCTGCGACCCGATGTTAGCCCACACAAGCTGGTTGTCCAGCGTGGCCGCCTGCACCGTTCCCGAATCGGAAGCGGCGGCATAGTTCGCCTGGGTGATCGGAGCGGTGAATTCTGTCGGGTCTGCGAAAGACACCGTGACGACCTGACCGTTCAGGAACGAGGCGTTGACGAAGCCCGTGAGATACACGGACTGTCCCGTGGAAAAACTATTGGCGCAATTTACCGTGAGGAGATTGCCCGATATGCTGACGCTCGTGCCGACAGTCGGCGACAGCCTGCTCCACCTGGGCTGCGGCACCGCGCTGCCCGTGTCCGCGCTGTTCGTGTAGTTGTTGGCAACGAGCGTCGCCGTAAAGCCAATTTGGTTCCCGCCTGAGGTGATAAGTGCAGCTACCAGCACAGTCTGACCGTTGAGCGCGGCTTCAGCCGTTCCCGTAAGGACAACCGGCTGCCCCACGGCAAAAGTGTTGGAGCACGTCACGGTGAGGACGTTGCCGACGACAGACGTGGCTGTGATCACCGACCCCGTCGAAGAGGACGTCCCAGACCCGGTGGATTGCACCACGACTTCCACGTTGCCGTTCGGGTCGGCGAACCTCTCGCTCATAGAATAGTTGGTGCCCGGCTCCCACATGGATGCTGGGTCATAATTGCGTCCGATGATCGTGACATTGGTCTCCAGCACCGAGGGGGCCAGCGGAATGGACTGGGCAAATTGATTGTTGGCTCCGACGAGCGAGAACGTGTCGATGGCGTAGGAAGTGTTGTAGATTCCCACCTCGACTCGGGTCGTGTTCGTGTCGGCGTTGACCACGAGGGGTAGGACGGACGAGTCAATAGAAATCACGCTCGTTCCGGTCGGCAGAACCGGGATCACCAGTTGAAGGGGCGTTAATGTTGACGATGGTGCCATTAGCCGTTCATCCTAAGAGTAAATCCCAAGGGCGCGGACTGCCCGCTGTAGTTGGACACTGTCGCGCTGACCCTCACGACGGTGGGGTCTTGCTGGTCGATCACCGCCGTCACGTTCACGATGTCCTTGAGAATCTCCTGCGGGTCTAGGTTCTGCACGGTGCTTTGCGCCTGCTGCACTTTCTGCATGTTGGTCAGGGCGTTGACGACCGCCGTCTGTATGTCCGTGTCTGTGATCTGAATACCGAGTTTGCGACCAATATAGCTCTTTACGGCGCAGACGAAGGTCGGGTAGAACGGGCAGCGGGAGGTGAGAATCCATTTCAATGCCTTCTGCGCCAGCTTAGTGGTCTGCGTGACCTCCGCGAGCGGGTCGGCTCCGACGCCCAGCTTGACGTCGTTGAGATACCCCGTGGCGCTGCACTTCAGGCAGTAGTCCTGCACGGACACGTAGGAGACCTCGATCAGCGGCAGCACCAGCCTCACGGGGTTGTTGAAAACAATTTTATAAAAGATGTTGTCGGTCGTGAGGTCGATGCGGTCCGGGTCAAGAACCACCTGCCAGCCGTAAACCGGATCGCTCGAATAGACCTGCTCGCCGTGAATCCATATCTGCACCAGGGACGCGCCGTTGATCGGGGCACGCTGGTTGATGCTCGGCATGCCTGCGTAGTTGAGGGTGCGGAAGTCGTTCTGGTTGACGACATAGCGCTCGAACCACTGATGGTGGTCGCACGCGCCGATGGGAAGTTGACTCATCGGGTCGAACATCAGGATGTTGTAATCGAAGCTCATTAGCTGCTGATTTCCTTCAAATCCACAGACCCGCCTGTGCCAGCGGGGGCAGAGGTCATCTGCTCGATCTCCCACTGCGTAGGGATGTCAAGCTGGTGCACGCGAAACCTCGGCTGCGTGGTTCCTGCCGGGTAGACGTCCGTTTGGTCGTTCACTAGAACAGCTTCGTATTCCGGTTGGCTGAAATAGCCGTTTATGCGGGTGATGAGGCTCTCCACGGTGTTATCTTTATCGGTGAACTGTGTAGGGTTCATCGCTTGGTATGCCTTTTCCGCCTTATCTTCCGCCTTTTCAATGATGTTGCGGAGATAGTTCATGGCGAACACACCTTCGTCTTGTCGCTGGAACTGCTCCTTCATGTAGTCCTTGATCTGGTACGTGGCGACCATCGGAAGCTGGTCGTCGCGGTACGGGTAGTTGAAGGCTCCCTGAGAACCGGGCTTCCACGGCTCCTTCTTGAAAGTTGGAGCTAACGCCTCGTCGTTCAGCGTAGAGTAGAACTGCTCAAGCACGCCGGCCGTCTTGCGGAGCACGGCGGCACGAATCTGAAAGTGCTGCTGGAGCGCGGGGAAATTATTTTCTCGCGCCCGGACCCACGCGTTGAACGCGTTCTGCTGCGTCTTCGAGAAGTGCCCCAAAAAGTTAAACGGAGGTCCCGTGTAGCCGTATACGTACCCATTAGGACCCAGAGACGTCTGCGGGTTAGAGATTGGGTTAAACGAAACCGGCATCATGGAGTACGCCGAGGAGCTACCGCCCGAACCGGGGGGTAGGTATTGAGCGTAAGCCCCGTTTTTGTAAGTTGACCACGGGGTGAATGAGTACCCCGCCGCCTTGTATATGGCGTAAGCGGCCTGGGCGTTGGTCAGCGGGTTCATCAACTGCGCCGCCGTGTACTGCGGGTGGGCTACCAGGTTAATTTGCCAGAGACCGACCGAACCTCCCGGCGTCAAATTCAAGTCCCCGACAGCCGCAGGGTTGCCGCTGGACTCGGCCTCGGCGATTGCAGCAGCAGTGTTTATATCCGACCCTTGGAAGCCCGCTTGCTGGGCGAGTTGTCTTAGACTGTCCTGCGTCAAGTCAATCATAGGGGTTGGTCCTCGACACCTTAGGAGACGACGCCTTTCAGCCTGAAGGCTACCGTGTTTCCAGCGACATCGACGCTGCCAGACCACACCGGGCTGTAGCTCCCGGTTGCGCTCACCACCTGATAAGCCAAGGCGTCCCCTATGCCGTCTTCCGCCGACGCTTCGACACCGATCAAGATAAAGCCCGCTGGCGTGGATGGGACGGAAGTCTCTATTCCCATGTTGCTGAAGATCACATCGTTTGCGTTGCTTGTGGAAATCGTGCCTGAGGAAATCGAAGATTGCCCCCCAGAGAAGGACGTGGAAGCCGAGGCATCCACGACAGCCGGGGATAGCAACCCGGCCATTTCCGCCGCCACGGCGGCGATGACCGAATTGAAAGATATGCCGGGGAAAGTCATCGTGATCGTGCAACTTCCTCCCGTCGTCACATTGGCGTAATAGAAATCGGTGTTCCAGGTAATGCTGTTGGTAGCCCGAGTCACCAAGGTATAGGTGTTCCCCAAGTTATCGTTGATTGTCTGCCCTGACTGGCTGTAATCGAATTCGGTGACGCCGAGAATGATGGTGTCCCCGACAGCGATGGGTCTTGGGAAAGAGACAGTGAGGGTGCTCGACGTCCCGTTTGCAACAGCGCCCTTCGCGACCTGGACAGGGGTCGCGCTGTACGTTGTGACAGTTTGGAACGTGTATGTCGTCGCGCTGAAGTAGGTCGTGCTCAGACCGCTGACTGTGTCCGTTGCGCTGAAGCCGAGAAGATCGGTGTTGCCTCCGGGCTGATCAGGCGGGACGAACGTTTTAGTGAACGTGCTAAAGTACACGGTCTGTCCGCTGACCGTGCCCGCAGTCGGCCCGCTTAGCCGCGTGCCCGCCCCGATGAGCACGGCGGGCGACCCGGAAATCGTGTTCTTGTAGTAGAAGTTCATCGTCATCGGGTTGTTGTCGAATGTGTACGCGGTGCCGGTAAGCGTCACGTTGCTGCCCGTGGTGAGCGATGTCGTGTTCGGGTTGGTCGAGAACGAGTACGCCACCGGGGGCGAGAATCCCAGCCCGGTTGTCGAAACAGTCTTCGACTGATTGGAGAAGTACGTCACGGGACCGTGGATCGTGAACGCCGTGCCATTCAGGTAGTCCAAGAAGCCGGTCAGGCTCATCGTCAAGTTGAAGCTGCCGTTGGTTTCGGACACCGGCACGGTGATGGGCACGGTGTACCCCGTGAGAAAGCCAGAAGTATTGAGTTGCTGCGCGATGCTGCCCGTCGCGATGGTAGTGCCGCCGTTTGAGGTAAACGAAGCGGTCACGTTGTTGTTTGTCTTGCCGCCCGCGCCGATCTGCTGCGGGGACATCGGCTCGGTCAGCGTGACCGTGAACACGTGTTGGTTGCCGTCAGCGGGCACGCTCGTCGGCGAGACAGTGTATCCGCTGGGGTTGACCATGTAGTCCACCTCGACGCCAAACGAGATGCCTCCCGGTCCGCCCGGCGACGCCGGGGCGAACGTGTCGTAGTTTTTGTTGACGGAGTCGAACCATGCAATGTCTTCCGCCGTGACGGTAAGCTGCGTGGACGCCGCGATGCCTGCCGGGAACGGGGTGCCGCTGTACTTAAGGCTGAACTGCCCGTCACTTGCGTCATTGTACACGACGTTGAGGAGGCTCTGCGTGTTTCCGCTGAGCTTGAACACCGTAGTCGCCGCAGTCGGCTTGTCCACTGGCTGACCGTTGTAGGTCTGGAAGTTGAAGACGTGGGTCGGGTCGTTATAGATGAACAGCTTTCCGGTCGTACCCTCCAGCAGCGGGATGTACTGCTTATTCGGGTACACGATGCCGCTCACGTTGACGTTCAGAGTCATCTGATTGCCTTGAATCTGCGTGTTTGGCTGCGCGAGGCTCAACTGCAAGTTGCCCGCAGGCGTCGTCGCCGGGGGAGCGGGCTGTAAAGCGACCGGCTTGATGACGCCGCCAGACTCGCCGTTGCCGGAAGCGGGAGGGATGGCGCTCGCGCCTGCGGCGTAAGTCCACTGGAAAAACGTCTGGCTGTCAGCGTTGTTCACGAACCACGCCAGGAACGGATAGATGCCGGGGGCCGGGAAGTTGACGTACACGTAGTCCGTTGGCTGGACTTCCACAGCCGCAGTGTTGCGCGTGCCCAGCAAAGGCCACGGGCCGACTCCGGCAAGCGAGGTGCCTGTCGTCGCAGCGGAAGCAGTGCTGGGGGAAACCGGGGAACCCGTGGTGAAAGCGCCGGACACGTAGCTTGCGCCACCGCCGATATAGAGCGCCCAACTATCGTCAACGAGGAAGTAGAACGTTTCGATACCGCTCTGGGCGACTACGATCTGGCCTTGGAGAAACGTGACGAAAGAGCCGTCGCCCTGTGCGCCTTGCCCCCAGCCTAGCACCGACCCGAGAGAGGTCAGCGCGGTGCCGTCCGACTTGACGTCGTCCAGGAGCGGCGGGACGTGTTTGTATTGCCCCGAGTTTCCGTCATCTGTGGTAAGCCCGGTGATCGGAACTCCGTTTCCCACAGCGCCGTTTGTGTAGACTTGGTTGATGACGACGGTGTTCTTGCCCGTCAGAATGGGGGGAAACGCTGCTCCGACGCCGTGCCATGTGGGGTTCTCGCCTGGGTTCGCGTACCCGGCGATGGTCACGTTGCTGGCGAGGGACACAGTGCCGTTCGTTGGCTGCCATGCCACGAAGGCGCTGTTCGAGGTGTAGAGGGTGCTGGCAATGGTCGCCGTCGCGACGAGCGTGTCCTGACCGCTGTTCACGCCTGTGAAGGTGAAGCTGGTCGAGCCACTGCCCGTGGTCGGATCGACATTGACCGAAACCGTCTTGGTCTGCGGGTTGGCCCCGGTTGTCGTAATCTGTATGGTTTCAGTAGGCACTATTCGTTACCCCATCTTTTATTTGCCATGCGACGAGCTTGCTCTCTACCTTCGGGGGAAGACATCCGAAACTTTGTCTTTTGTTGCACTTTGACTATATGTTCCGCGCCCAACTTGATCCCACGTCTTGGATGCGTTCTGTGCTTTTTCCCGGCTGTATGCGTATTTCCCATCATGCGCTGCCGTGCAGCCTCTTTCCACTCATCTGTATGTGTGTAACCAACGGCATTCTTGTTACCCGGTGATGCGCCGTCGCCTCCCAGCGTCATGTTGTAGCCGTACTCTAGTTTATGGGACTGATACAGAATGATGAAGAAAGTTTCCATCGCGTTGAGTTCATCGAAAGATTTCGCTTCGTGGAGAGTATTAGTCTCGAACGCTTCAGCGCCATGCTTACGAATGGCTCTGTGGAAATAAAGTCTGCTACCCTTGTGTACCGCCCTAAGGTGCTCCTTCCATCTTGCGGTCAAAGTATTCTCTGTCTTACCGATGTATACCTTACCGTTGATTTTGTTCGTCGCTTTGTAAATAACCATAATGTCTCTTAGCTGAGCAATTGCGTCGGGAAAGACCCGGAGGATGGCGTCACGATCAAGTTGCCGTCCGTGTAGACCTTCCACTTAAAAACTGCCGTAGCCTGAACACCGGAATCCGTTACCGACACCACCAAGTCGTTGTCGCCCGGCGACCCGGCGTTGAACGGGCCGAGCAGCGGGATAAGCGCCGTCCTTGTCCCCGTGTTCAACTGGATGGTGCCCACCGAAAGCGCGGAGTTGCTCAACGAAACCTGAATGGTGCTCGTGGAGGTGCTGACCACGTTCGTGGCGACCACGTAGAAGGACAGGTTGGGAGCGGGGTTGATCGTCGCCACGTTCCCGGCGTCCACGTAACCAAGGTACGTGGTGCTTGTCCCGTCCTCGAAGTCGATTCCAGTCTGAAGCGCAAGACCGACTCCCACGGTCACCGTGAACGTCTGGTCAGAATAGGCATTAAGCGTGTCAACCACGCGGAAGAGCACGGACTTGTTGTATCCCGACTGGGTCGTTATGCCGCTCACCAGACCGCTAGACGAGACCCCGATGCCCACCGGCAGCGAATTCGTGTTGTTCGGCGAAAGCTGGAACGTGTACGGCGTGTTCGCGCTACCCGTCGCCGTAAGCTGGTAGCTTTCCGATATCCCCGAGACAATCGGGATTGTGAATGGCGAGTTGGTGAAATGCAGACCGGACGGCTGCGACGTGATCGAAAGAGTCTGGGTCGTGAATGTTGCGGCGACACTGTCCGTCACCGTGAAAGTGAACGTGGCCGGGTTAGGGCTGAAATTGGCCGGAACGGTGCCCGTAATGAGACCGCTGCTCGCCAGCGACAGGTTCGGAGCCGTTCCGTTCATGGGCGATGGGGTGCTCGTGAATGTGTACGGTGCGACCCCTCCGGTCGCCACAAGCTGCACGCCCAGAGCGGACGGTCCGTACTGCCCGCCAGCGATGAGTGCGTTGGGCAGCGTATTGCCGATGAACGAGTTGATGACTGTCCCGGACGCGCCGTCCTTCCACCCGACAATGGTCAAAGCAGTGTTGGGGACGACAGTCGAGATGCGGTGATACACGTAGGCGTGCTGACCAGTTGTGGATGTGCACGAGAACCAGCAGTCGAAATAACCCGCTTCGATAGGCGTGCCAGAAATAGTGATGTTGTTGCTGCTGGCCCCGACTGTAAGACCACGAGGCAGCACTCCGTACAACAGAGAGGCGGATTGTAGTGAAACTCCCACTGGCGCGGTGAACGCAGTAGCGCCATTGTACGGGGAGCCGACAGGCTGTACGTCAACCACGTTGTCGATAAGCTGGAACGCGCTTTGGTACAGCGCCCAGTTGATCGTCGCCGTGCCGTGAACATTGCCCCCCGCGTCTATGTATTGGACCACGGTGGGCGTGCTCTGCGTGCCGACCAGCGTGCCGTAGATCAGGCCCGTGTTAGCGTCGAGCGACAGACCCGGAGGCAGGGTGGACGGAACAACCACCCGCGCTGTCAAGGGCGTGAAGAACGGACTTCCAGTGCCGCTGAGGGGGCCAAGCTGCGGGGCGTTGTAGTAGGACTTGCGCGGGTTGGTGCCGACCCCGTCGCCCGTTATATATGGATGCGGATACGCAACGATGGTTCCGATGTCCCCGGTTGCGATAGCGACTACGGACGATTCCCCAATGGCGTTCGCATTAGCGAGCGTCAATGTGCCCACTGTGGAAGCCGTGCAGAGAAAATAGCCATTGTTTTGTGTTGGGTTGGTAACAAACCCGGTGACTGAGAACGAATACCCGGCGAAAGCGTTGTTCGCGCCGCCGATGATGTTTCCGGTGTAGACGGCTGTTGTACCCACCGAAGCCGCCACATGAGTCAGGTTGTAAGTCGCAGGGTCGTTGTGCGCCAGCGACGTGTACTCACGGGAAATGCTTTCGCTGCCCGACACTGCGGGGATGTAAGTTGTGACGGCGTTCGCGAACGGCTGCGGCGTAATCACGATGGCAGTTCCAGGTTCGGAGGGATTGCTGTAGTCGCCGATGGAGAACAGCGTCGTGAACGAAGTCGAGGGTCCGGACGGCGGGTTGTCCACGGTAGAGACTTGAAAGAGTCTTTGAGTGTTGATCGTTGCTTCTGCCGTACCTTGGATGTATACCTGCTCCGCGTTCGTGGGGGGAAATGGGGCAGGGGCAGCAGTAAACGTGTTGAGCGCGTTGACTGAAACGATACCTCCCGTTGCCGCTGTTGCCGTGATCTGCGAATAGGTCGCCACGCCGCTCGGGTTGTTCAAAGTCAGGGTCGTAGTCGTGGACGCCACGCACATGAACGTGCCGTTGTTCGCGGGGTTTAGGAATCCGGTGACGGTGAACTGCGCGTTTTGGAAAGCGTTGCTCACCGACTCAGGCTGGGGGGTCGCGTAAGTATAGACGGTGTTGCCGCCAGAGTTCTGCGCGGCATATGCGAACGCAAGCTGCTGGTTGACCTGCATCAGGACGCGGGTCTGCGCGTTGCCGTAGTACGCATTCGCGATGGCGGCGTTGTTGCCCGGAGGACCATACCACTCCGAGTCTGGCAACTGCACGACGACCGGGCTTGATAGCGTGGCGGACGTCGGGTCTATCGCCGTTGCGATACCGTTCCCAAGGAAGACACCCTTGAGAGCCTTGCCCAAAACCTCGGTCGCGGTCGCGGACGGCGGGGAGCCGGTCAGGGTCTCGGCAGCGCCGTATGGGTTAGCCAGCGTCAGCGTAGTGCCGGTGGACGCCGTGCAAAGGAACGTGCCGTTATTCTGCGGGTTGAGCACGAAGCTTGAGATGACGAAGAACTGCCCGGCATAGAAGTTCGCGGTCGCATTGAACCCGACCCCAGTGTAGACCGTCGTGCCGGACGATGCGTTGGCGGCTGCGGATAAAGCGAACGCCGATGCTGCCGTCAACACGCCGTTCGGGTTGTTCAGCGTGATTGTGCCGGGGTTGCCTGGCGTGGAGGCGACGTAGTTGAATGTCCCGTTGTTTCCAGAGGCTAGACCGGAAACGATGTACACGTCTGACGTCGAATACGGGACCGCCGGGACAACGCCCGTGTACACGGTGTTTCCGCCGGAGGTGCCAGCATTGGAGACGATGTTGATCCTGACGCCGTTGAGCGAGAACCCGGATAAGGAGCCGGAAATCGCCAGCCCGGAGTGCCCCGCAGTGCCACTTCCGGGCGGAATGTTGTCGAAGGCTTGCGTGGCGTCGAAGATGCCCCAGCTTCCATCAGTCGGGTGGACTTCGTTCGTCAAGAAACCCGGAACAAGGCGAATGCTGCTCAGTTCCGTCTCCACGTTCACGGTGACCTGCGCCGTAGCTGTGTGCGAAGCGCTGTCCGAAATTGTCAGGGAGAACGTGCGGACGCCTGTGGTCGGGAAC